CTAGCAGAGTTACCGCCACCGTTTCTACGCATAACTGTCTTCATGAGACTAACGAGACGCTTGGTGAACTGACCAGCAGCAGCATCGCTGTCGTATACGACGATGTTACGATCAACGGCAGCAGCTAATAGTGTGTGCCAGCCGTCATCGTTCATCTTCTTAACGAACGAAGCTTCTAGAACTTCCATAGCACGACCAACAACGTCCCAACGAGCATCACGAGCATATTTTAAGAGATAGTCGATTGAGGCGCCGATGTCATAGGTTGGTACCATGACGTAATCGCCTTCAACGTGACGCTCTGGAATATATCCGTGGTTAGGAATTGTATAGGCTACAAAGTCCTTCTCGGTGCCTGGAGCAAGAAAATCTAGTGGAAATTCTGGAGTGGCCCCCTGTTGGAGTTGAATGGGCTCGAAGATACCGTCTAGAATGTCACCATTTAAAACGCCCTGACGAAGCGGAAGTTCTAGAGCCTTTGCAAATTCAGCATTAGCCGCAAGAGCCTCTTCTTTCTTAAGCGAACCTGAACGAACAAGAAGATCTGTTAGTTCGGGTGTTGGTTGAAATACTTTAGTGTTGCCTGACATGTTTTTCTCCCTTTATGTATTTAAAACTTAAGCAATGTTTACAGAGACTTTTGCATAACCGTCTGAATCTTTGGCGCTTAAGAACTGGCCGATCTTAACGGCGTTAGTACTTGAAGTTCCAATTAGACCGTTAGCGCCGACATAAGCACTATCACCAGCCGATGGTGTAACGCCACTTACTAACATGTTGGTTACGACATGACCTTGACGGAGTACTGTTACTTTGCCGCCAAGTTGCATCTCATCCTTATGCCAGTTTAAGTGCTGTCGAGTAAGATCAAGATTAACAACATCGTTGAGCAGAACGCCTACTGGCTTTGCTCCACTAGCTACAGAGGCATAGCCAACTGTTGCATTTGCGTCATCCATAGCTACGCCAGAGCCGGTTGTTACGACGGATACAACACCGCCCCTTTCGGCAACTGTGTTCATGAAGAACGAAATATCTGTTAGTTTTTCGACACGATCTGATTTAAGAGCCATGTTATTCTCCCTTATTAATATTTTTGCCTAATCTATGACAAACAAATTCAACTAAAGCCGCTCTGGTGTTCTGAACTTCAGCATCAGCATCGCCAGCTACACCTAAGTTAATATCGTTCTCTGTTTCTACCGTTTCTAGCGATTCGATATCAGCAGAGTCATCTGATGCTTTTTCTTTTTTCATCATTTCTTCTTTTTTCATCATTTCTTCTTTTTTCATATCTGCCTTTTTACTGGCAACTAAAGAAGTCATGGCTTCAAAAGAATCGTCATCTAATGAATCAAATTTATCTACTGTTACTGAAGCAACATCTTGTTCAATACCGGCTTCAATCAGAGATGCCATTCTTTTCATTTTCTTTTCCTGCTTCATCATTTCTTCTTCTTTTTTCTTGTATGAAGCAATGATTTCTAAAGCATCGTTAAGTTCTGATTTTGTTTTTTGCATTTCTTCATCTAAGATTTTCTTAGCAGCTTCTGTTGAAGAGACAAGTTCATCATAAGAAGCTTGGAGTGAACTAGCTTCTGTTGTTTTGTCTTGCATGGCTGCTTCTAGAGCGACAATCTTGTCTTGAAGCTCAGATACAAGTAAAGCTTGTGCTTCTTGAGTGTTAGCACTTTCTGCTTCAGCCTGCTCTGTTGTTTCTTTGTCTAGACTCATAGTAAAATTCTCCACATTAAGGTTTGACTGATTATTTAATACACCCGATATTGCTAAATTAGCATTTTTTCTTTCTGAACTTTTTGTTTGTGTTTGAGAAATCAAATTTTTACTAAAAATAATACTGTCTGGATTAGCGGGCCTACTAACAAAACCCTTACCAGAAAACGTAATATCTCTTAGTACTCTACCAATCTTAAAGTTTTGATGTTCTCCCATTCCACCGTAGGCTCTAAGATATTTAGTTAAGTGGGCAGTAGCTTGATTTCTAGTAAGAATACTATAATTGCCGGTATTTTTATCTATTAAACCGTAATCAAAATTCTTAAAGAAACATTCCATACTCACATACTTTTCGCCACTTTCGATTTCTTGAATAAGTTGAGCAGATCTGGTTTGTAATTCTGGACTACTAAAAGCTTTATAAATTACAGATCCTGTTAATATATGATATTTTTCTGGTAGATTATTTATATCGGTATTTTCGTCTATGAGTATACCTTCTGTTGTTATTGGCCAATTAGAGGTGATATGACCTATAATTGTCGATTCGTCATGTTCTAGATTTGTGGGTTTGTCTTCAGGAGTATTTCTCGCTAGCCAAATTTCAGTTTTATCGAAAATATCGTCATTCTTATTCCAAGAAGAACTTACTAAAATAGATTGCACATAGTATAAGTCGCTGTCATCAATAGAAGCTAAACTTTTAATGTGTTTTAAAGAAGAAGTTTGGGAACACGGCTCGGCTACCGACGCATAAGAGATTGATGCGGAAGCTAATATTTTTTCTTGGAGGCCGTCAATTTTTTCTTGCTCAAATATTTGCATAATATATCCCTTAAGTTATAAGTCGATGTTACTTAGAATACACCGAAGAATAAAAAGACGCCTTAGCTTGCTTAACTTCTTCAACCGATAATTCTCGATTCATTTCATACTTTAAATTATTTAGCCAATTTTTATATGTTTGCATAATAACAGTATGGTCGGTAGAATTAATAGAAGATAATGCAGATAGGACTTGATCGGGGCTTATTGTTGATAGCGGTTGAAAGCTAAAGAATATTTTAGTTTTCACATTTTCTGATTCTTCTGTTTCTTCTCTGGATAAGCTTCTAAGGTTTTTCTTTTGATAAAAATCTAATAAAATAGGATTAACAATATCTGCTATTTTTTCTTGCGCTTCATTAGCCCACAATAATACACTAGCTCCTGTTTGGGGGCTAAATTTTTTGGTCTTTCTAGGGCCTTGGTCTTTAGATAGTTTGGGTCTGCCCTCACCAGCTTCCTTTGGCAACGATTCTGGCGAATCGTTTGCCAACTTCGTTGGGCGATTAGACATTCTCATTTCGAGTATGGTTTTTTCCCCCGCTCTTTTCTTTTCTAGCTGTAAACCAACCTGACTAGGAGTAGCAGTGCCTCCTTGAAGTGCAATTTTCTTCAAAGAGTTTTCAAATTGAGGATCATACCATGGACCAGCCTTTTTAACCATTCTATTGCTTTCTCTGTCTCTAACTTCTCTATTAAGTCTTGATCTTTCCATTTCTGGATCTATACCAAACTTAGTTTGTAATAATTCATCACTGATTAAGTTTCTATCGGCAAGTTGTACTAATAGTGCTTTTTCTGCGTCCTCATTAGATAAATCCATTCTATCAAATTCTATTTTTGCTGGATATCTAAAACCCATAGCTTTTTGAACTAATGCAATTTCTTTATCCCAAAATTGTACTACAATATCTCTACCATATTGTAATCTTTGAGTAAGTGTTTTGAGAGAGATAAAATTATTTGTAGTTCCAGCAGCACCGAAAGTTCCGGTTAGAGTCGGAGGAATACCGAGCCCAGCATATACAGCATTTAAATGGGGTATATATTTATTTTCTCCTAAAAATTGATGAACATTAGTATTACTCTCGATTAGCTCGATATCTGGACCCCAAATCAAATCCATAGTACCTCCACCAACATTATTCTCTAAGATGGAGGCGAGTTTTGCTGTAGCTGCTCGCGTAGGAGCAATCTTATGTTCTAAGCTACCTAGTTTAAAGATACGAATATTACTAATAGCTCCGTCTAGTGCTGCCATATCAGCAAGCTTGAGTTTTTCGATAACTGTAATATCGTCCATAATGGCATATATCATAGGAAATGCCCATGTTTGCCAATCATCTTTTTTATAGTGAAATACAATTGTTTTGTTTGGATCTAATGGGTAGGGTTTTTTATTTTTAGCTGCTTCTAAAATTTGAACCGGTAACTGAGCAACTACAGACTTCTCAGCTTCTGTTTTAGGAGAATTAATAAGTTTTCTTAAAGAAGCAGGAATTAATAATTCATATTTTTTATCTTGAACAAACGACGATAATGATCCTGCTGCTACTTCAACTATCGTAGGATCAATAAAAGTATATTTCCAAGGGATTTCTCTTTTTTCTACCTTGGTACTATCTAGTTCTGTGATCTGTAAGTCTGGAGAAGCAATCGACTTATAAAGTCTATCTGATACTTTCAGACTGAGTTTGCCTGTTTGTCTATTAATAACAACATTACCTGTTTTATAAATGTTATTCAAAAATCTTTCGCTGCGATCTTTACCATTGATTTTCTTAAACCAGTGCCTATAAAACTTTTCTATTCTTTTGTTGGGATGAACTAATCTTATGCCTTGTACTGCAAAATCGCCCATAAGATCAATAACGTTTTTGACCAAACCAACTTTTTGATAAATATCTTCTGCTCTACGAATAATAGATTTGGTTTCACGAGGCACCGCTTCATCAGATCTAAAATAGTCATAGTCTGATCTGGTATATCCAGGACGCCCGGAGGTATTACCATCTAATTTTGAAAAACTACCACGATAGCGTGATGCTGTACTTTTTTGTACCAGAGTAAATTCTGATAAAGACTCAGAAGATTGACTTAAAGCAGCCTTTTTATTTTCTAAAGAATCGTCCCATGTCACATAAGCATCTGATTTTTCCATAGATGCATCAGCTATAGCTTCACTTTTTGGATATCTTTTTTTAGACATATTTTTTAATTATATTATAATGGTATTGCGTTACAATTAGCTTATACACCTTATTTATAGATACCCTGATATATTGAATCATTAACTCCGGAAACGAACCAATCTGGCCCCTTATACATTTGGCCGTCATGCTTTACCATGTCTCTAGAATTACCTCCAACTATATCATAGGTGGGTGGAGCTATAGTTCTTTGCATTTGTCTAGCTATCATATTTGCTATTAATAATGAACTATATCTATCCTTACGAAGTCTGCCTCTTTTGCCATTTGGCAACTTTATTTCTGGAGTGTCCCATCTGTCTCTAGCATTTGGTCCGGTGCTAGTTTGTGTCATTACTATTGTGGTCAATTCGTTCTTTAGTTCTTCTATTTCCAGAATACATTCACTGAGGGTATCATAAACAGGATTTAAATTGCTGTCTAGTAAATCTCTACCTTCAGAATCTAGAGCTAAACCTAAACTTAAAGAATCGAATCTAGGAAATAATAATACCTTGTCTTCTAAATCTTTTCTAAGACCATGATTAGCCTGACTAGTCCAATCTGCTTTAGCGAATTGCACTAGCTCAATAATATGCAGACCGGCCTGAGAATCAGTGTCTTTATATTTAGAATTATCAATGATGGGCCATAGTGGTATCTCTCCCTCTTCCAACTTTGAAGGATCGTGTAAAGCTTCTTCAATAGCTACGCCTCCTCCTTGAGCGTCCAAACCTATACGAGCGCAAGGAAAGGTTTTCATAAGATTACGAATTTTTCTGGCACAAAATCCATAAAAATCATATTCTTTTACTAGTCCAGTTTTTTGTCTTTCTTTAAAGTTCGTTCTATTAGTAGTCCAACAGTATACTATTCTATTGTGTTCTGGTCTCACTTCTAGTATAATAATACTGAAGTTGTCTTGTTCTGACGCTGGATCAATACCATAAACGTATTGACATTCTGGATGACCAGCAATCATAGGCTCAAACAAAACTGGTTTGCTTCCTATAATTATGGGATTAGATTCGTCTACTACACAAGATTCTATTAAGCTTCTTCTGAAGAAACCATTACTATCAGCAGTAAAACAAGCGGCATATTCCATGTTATATATTCCAGTATGAATGGTCGCCTTGGCTCTACTCACCTGTTTATCATCCATGAATCCCTTTGGAATTAATTCATATGGAACTCGTATAATAGAATAGTCTTTCCAATTAAAACTATCTGGAATATCTCCTTTAAATAACTCTTGTAGTTTTTGTTTGTCTCCTTTGCTTTCTATAATACCCTTGTATCT